ACGTGGCGAAGATCGGACCGCCATCCGAGCGGACGGACGAGGTGATATAGTCTTTGGTCGCTTCATCCCAGAAGGCCCAGTAATTCGTATCGTCGACATCCACGATCTTCGGAGGGTGGTCCGCCAGAGATTTCGCACGCGCGGCCTGCTGGTCGGCGTTGGTGGACGCGGTGTCGGCTTTAACGACGACCTCCGCCACGACAGCGGTCACAAGCTCTCCGTCAGAATAGATATTGCCTTCCTCGTCGGCCGATATTTTGGGAGTTTCGCCCTTGATCCCCGAAAATTTAAGAGCTATAGTTCGTTTTTCGGGGGTGCCTCCAAGTTGAACTTCTACGTTTGGTGCGCCGGTTGTATTATTAACTGAAGCGGTTATGTTTTCTATTTGTCCGGCGTCTCCTGGCTCGCCTTTGAGTGTGGCAATGATCGTATTGATCTGCTCAATGGGCAGTTCTTCCGATGTTCCACTCCACAACTCAATGCTGGTGCATCCCGGCGTTGTGATATTCATTTCACCGTCGGGGAATAGACTGTCAGGGACATCTCGCTTCATCTGGTAGCACAGGATGCCGGGCGCAAGATGGTGCCTATCCACAAGCACCAGAATGGAATTATCTTCAAGCGGCACGCACCGCCTGTAAACTGACCCGTCAAACGAGGCCACATAAGTATTATACGCCGGGGTGTCCGGTGTCTTTAGCTCGATGTGCCAAGGATAATCCGGGAGTTTGCCGTCTGGAAATGAAAACACCACTCGGAAATCACTGGCATAATTGACGTGGCGAATATTGTCGTCAGCCATATTATTCCTCTTTGCGATTGAAAGATACTATCTCGTACTCGTCGTAATCCTTTGCAAGGACTTCGAAATCGTCTCGGTGCTTCAGGTCTTGCGAGATATACCATTCAGCGGCCGGAGCTGTGATATTGTCGGCGGTATATACTTTGCCTTTATATCTGAAAGCGACACCCCTCTTAAGAATGTATCCGCCGTTTTCCTGCTTATCCATAGTCCGTAAAATTAGTATTGCCGCATCGTGATGACAGTTCGGGCACCGGGCGTTGAATGATGCGGTGAAATCCTTGCCCGTGACCTGCTTCCAATCTGCCCTGATAACAGACTTGTCGACATCGGATAGAGAGGGGGCCGAAACCCTCTCTCTATACCATTCCTGCGTCTGCATGATTAGGCCGCTGCCGAACACAGCGATTCGAGCGCCGCCTTCGTCGTTGCGTAGTCCGTCTTGTAGAAGAACAGATTAGGAGTAGGGGCCCCGGTTTCGGTGATATTGCCGGTCCATCCGCCGACATCTCCGCTCTTGTCCATATTCAGATCTACGCCAGTCGCGCCCTGCTCCCAGCCGATGACGCCGAACGCCTGTTTGCCCGCGTCGCCTTTCTCCATGTTCTCGTAGATGCAGACATATTTGTCCTGCTTCAATCCGAGAACTGCGGCGGCATTCTCCGGGCTGTCAGCCAAAAGGGTAACGGGGAGAACCTTGTCCCATGCGGCGTCGATGCTCGGGTTTTGGTCTGTGATGGTGATCGCCGGGGTTTCATTCGATGGGTTACGGACCTTGTAACCCCGCTTGCCGGCCAGGGCCACCAAGTTGGTAACCACGAAGCCTTCGCGCGTGGATTTGTCCCAGTCGATAGCATCCCGGGAGATGAAATAGAAAAACTTTTCCACGCCTTTTGCGTGGGGCTCGTTGCAATCATTGAGAATGTCTCGCCCGAGCGTAGTGGTACATGCCTGTACTGCCATTAGTTTGATGTGTTAAGTTAGACAAAGCACTCGCGCTTATGGCAGATTCGGCCACTACAGGGTGGTGATATGTAGGTGTTATTTCGTACATGATTCCGCGGCTTATATCTTCATAAGCGTTCGTGGCAAAGGTGTAAACCTTCGGCACGTTGTGCAATAATTATTTGTATTTTTTTCGCCCCAATTTTCCGAGGCTGTTTTGAACCTTGACCCGCTTCTGCCCCTTGTTGATGTCAACCACCGAAACAATGGGCGCCGGCATATTCATCAGGGCCCGTTCCATCATGCGCTCCATCCCCTTCATTCCGTCGTCGCGCTGGGGAAGATTCGATACTTGGATGGCGTTTCCGCCGCTTGCCACGTTCATGGCTGAGAGCATTGCGCCCCAGTCGTTGACAGCCTGGGCGGTCATCACAGCTTCGCCGTTGGATAACATTGCAGGGATGCTGTCCGAAGTTCCGGAGCCCGGCCCTGTGACAAGACCGCCGGAGGCGTATTTCGGGGTCTCTGCTGAATCTGTTATTTGTGTAGCTTGCGCAATGGCTGCGACTACCGTAGCGATACTTGACGCAATAGTTATCGGTATCATGAACCACGGTGCTTTAGCTGACGAGGCTACGGCGTTGGCTATGGCTTCGGCCTGCGCTAAAACAACCTGAAATACGGCCAATGTTTTCGCAAATTCCGCATAACGTTCACCCTCTCCGCCCAGTGCATCGAACATTGCAGAAAAGGCCCCTGTCATGCCTGATAATTTGCTGAGAGTTTGCGCCGTCTGCCGTGCTGCCTCTTGCGCTGTGCGGTCCTGCTCCCGGGCGATGCTCTGTTCGGCGTTCGCTATCTGCATACGGAGGTCGAGCCGTTGGCGTTGCAGCTCCACATCGTCCCAGCCTAACCGATTGATAAGCTCTTCATTGCTGGCTATATCGTCCAACTGCGCCAGTTGTTCTTTGGCTATTGTAATAGCTTCTTTTGCAACCCCTAAACTTCCGCCCGACAATGCGGCTTCAGTAAGCCTATTTTGATACTTTCGCGCCTGCTCTTCTAATTGCGATTTGAAGCCTTTAGTAATATCACTATCTCCAGCCTTGAAAGCATCGGCCAACTCTTTATCCAGAGCATTACCGATTGCCGCAATGTCTTTTACGATGGATTCCCGCGCGGCTTTTACTGCTCGGGCTCGCTGCTCCGCAAGTGTTATGCCTTTCTTTATTTTCTCATTTACTTTATCATTGGCGGCCTCCTCAATGCCTGCGGCGTCAAGGATTTCATGGGCCTGTTTTTCATATTTCGCTTGCAATTTTGTATAAATACTGCCTGTATCCAATGCCGCATTTCGCTGTTCGTTTATTTTATCTATTTCAGCTTGATGCTGGTTTATCATTGCCTGCGAAGCTCGTATCTGGCGTTGATATATATCGGCCGTTAGGTCGCCATACACCCTTTCTCGTTCTGCTTTTTGTTTTATATAATAATCTCTTAATCGTTCCGATTTGGCAAGATCATCCTCCGTTTCTGCGACAACTTTTATGTATTTTTCATATTGCTCAGATGCTAATTTCTGCGCCGCAGCAGCCTGCGCCCTCAATTGCAAAGATTGAATGAAATCATCGGTACGTTCAACAAGTAATTTCTCTGCATCATTAACATTGTTTACCTGTACCCCGAGATCGTCGAATGCGTCTTTATTATCGACAATGAACTGCTTTCGCACCTTTAGATCGTCCCCTAAAGCCCTCCATTGCATTTGCAATTCTTTCACTTTGGCGATTTGTTCACCGATGCCGTACCCGTCTTTCTTCAAAGCGTCATTCACCTTATCTTGTGCCTCGGCCATAGAGAGCGCCGCTTCTTTGGCCGTAAACAATCCCTTTACCCACGTTCCAATCTCTTTACCGTAGGCTGTCAGCAGAGTAATGCCCACGACCAAAGCCGTCTGCCAGGAAAAGATGGACGAAATAACCTGCCGGAACACCGGAATAGTCGCTTTCCCCTCGGCTCGCAACGCTTTGTTGGCCATCCTTGCCCGGGTCAGTTCATCGGCAAGCATCGGCAGGTTATTGGAAATCGCCAGAAAAAACTGCTGGGCGGATATCGTGAGCGACGGAAATTCCCGGGCGAGTTGCTGTACTTGGAATGCAAGCGGAGTAAAACCTTTTGCCGCACTCGCATAGTTACCGACATTATCTCGAAAGTTTAGCAACGATGCGTTAGCCTCATTTAATTCGGTTTGCATCTCCCGGATTTTTGCGCTTAATTCTCCTCCGATTTTCGCATTGTTCCGTTCCTCTCGGCCCAATTTATTGTATTGAGCTGTTAATTTCTGAATACCGGCTCGTAAATTTTCGACGCTGCCATTCAGTTTAACCTCTTCGCGGATATTGGCTTGAATCTCTCGGGTATAGGCCGACATCTCGGTACGCAACGCTTTGATAATCTGCGCTTGCTTGGCAACACCCTCGGAATCTCCTGCTTCCTTGAACTTTTGCAGTTTGGCTTTTGCTGTGTCAATAGCTGTCGAGGCGGCCTCCCACCCTTTAATTAAATCCGAGTATCTGAACTGGATATTAATAATCTTGTCGATAGTGTCCTGTGCCATATTTCTTCATATGGGTTAAATGGTTAATAAATTAAGCCGACTTTGCTTTCTGGGATACTGCCACCTGCCGGCGCACGGCGTCGTTCTCCTGAATTCCCAGAATGACAGGGTCGTAATTAATTTCTTCGGTTCCCGTGTTTTCGGGAGCGGAGATAGACAGATACAGATCGCCGTCCTCCTCGTACAGATCGACATAAAGGCGGGAATCGTAATCGACGATATAGGGCGTTCCGTTCGATGTTATGGTATACGCTGTGCCGTTAATGCCGTCCGCTTCTGCAACCCATTGGCTGTCTTCATTCTCGCCGTCCAAGCGCAGATAATACGTTGCTGCCACCACTCCGTCTACTTTCAGTTTCAGCAGTTGGCAGTCGCAGATGTCGTTTTCGCCTGTTTCTACCGAATATATGGCGAATATCTGCCCGAATTGGGCTATATACACCGGCTTCGTGTAGTCGAGGTTGTAGAGATCGAGAGCCGTGAGTTTTGCCCGAATGGTGATGATCCGCAGACGGTCAACGACTTTCTGATAGGATGAATATCGGGTCTTTACGATACCTTCCTCGCCGCCGAACTTCATCCACGGATCGAATACGCCAATACATCGGGCAATGCCCGACATAAACGCTCCCCGCCCCGATAATATCCGTGGCGAGCACTCCGAATAATTGGCGCCGCCTTTTCCGTTATCCTCATAGATCGGCACAACGGCGCAATTTACCCCGTCCGTCGTTGCATTCTCCGACGCCGAGAAAGGCAGCGACACCAGCTCCGTTTCTTTCTCGATGTTTTCGTTGCGGATCGTGATGGTGCCGTATGTGTCGGTCTTTACATCGTCGTCATTATCATAGTCGAGGATGTTGCTTTGGGCGAGGTCATCGATGGTGAAAATCGATGCGTCGGGCATATCCACCCGGTGAAAATCGTTCAGTATTACCCGGTCGCTCCAGTCGATGATGTCGTTATTCTGAACATTGGCGATTATGTCATCGATGCTTATCAGCTTGATCGTGTTAGGGCTGTCCTTGTCCGCATAGGCGAACAGACCGTTCATGGACATCAGGGCGAGGATAAAATCGCCCTGCGACATATCCGGTAAATTAGGAGCAACAGGGAAAATAGAAGGAAAATACACCTCATCACGAGGGTAGGCAACCATTGATAACGAAAAATTCATATTATTGAATCGGGATGCCAGTTCTTTGCTCGCTATCACAATAGAAATTTGATCATCTTCCGGCAAATTACCCAATTCTTCGCTTAGTACTACAGTTGAATCAGGTACCCACATCAAAAAGTCGTTAGGCCCCCTAAAACCTTGGTAGCCGACTTTTGCAATAAGGTTGCCGTAGTCGGCTCCCGCGCAGATACCAATCTTTACATCAGTTAGATCACTATCGCTTAAGCTGGTACGTGTCTCACCTGCGGAAATTCGAATCTCTACGTATTTGGCGCCTTGTATACTATAGGTCGTTGCATTCATATACTGAGAGCCTTGTGAAATAGATGAAACTTGCAATATTGTATACCCAGCGTTATTTACAGGCTGAAATGTCGCAACCGTTTTTTCCGCTTTTCCGCTTGTCTCGTCTCCGTTTTTCGACACCAGCGGGATAATAGGCCCAAGATTCTTGCTGTACGCCAGCCGCTCCTTGCCGTCGATAGTGACCCCGTTATACTTTTCGATAGCCGAAAGAATTGTTTTCACCTGCACGGACGGATGCAAATACTTGGGGTTCGACAGTCCCATTCCGAAATTCACGCCCCAAAACGCTACACCGGGGTATTCATTGGTCGTATTTCCTTCTAAAATGGTCGTGTTTTCGTTCCAGTCGATGCGCTCCGCTTCGAGTTCTTCCAGTTGCGGCCCCAAATCCCGCAGGTTCGCGTCAAACAGAGGCTGAAAGTTATCCACGTTGCCCCACGTAAGCGTTACATTGATCGTATCCGCAATATCCGTTACCACGGCGAACCCCTGCGTGAACAGTGGCACCCCGTCCTGGTACAATGCCGCCGGGAGGCGCACATACGGAGCGTCGGCATCCACATCCGGACGGGCTGCCTGACCGATAGCCTGCATATTCGTAGGCGTAGGCGGCAGCGCAACATTGTAGGAACGGTTCGACTGGATGCTGTCGAGGCTCGAAAATATCGGACTTTGATAAAGCAGGGTTACGACCTCGTCGCTCGAAAGGTCGCACAGAATATCGTTGATGTATAGTTCGTAGGTTGTCATAGATATTCGTATCTTACTATTTCAAAGACCAAATCTTGCATCGGCGCGCCCGTGTCTTCGGATTCTGAATCTTCAACCATGAAACGCACCCAATTGCCCGCATCCGGGTCGTACATAAACAAATCCTGACATCCGAGGATCGTGCGGCACAAGTTGAAAACATCCCTTTCAACAATGCGACTATGCAAGGTATAGCGTTTGGCCAGCGTCTTGTTCTGCACGTCGCGAGGTGTCAGCGTATCGTCGAGTTGATGATAAGTAGATTCCACAGACATTTCGTCGGTTTGGGATTCCGGCGTCCATCGGTATAAATAGGGGATACCGGCAGCATCCGTCCATTTCAGAAATATCCCCTTGGTGCAATAATCGTAGTAAGTTCGTATCTCCGCATTATAGTCTGTCGGGGTGGCTCCCACAGCAAGCGGCTTGCCAAGGTCTTCAGATGGGATTTTTGCCGGATCAAACGGGATGATGGGAGAAAATGTCGAATATCCGATGTATTTCTCTGTTGTTGTCGAGGAGGGCGTAAGCACGAAAAGCTCGCCCGTTTGTTTCGGAAAAAATAGCGACTGCTCGAATCCTGCGTTCGGATAGACCACAATGCAGGGGGCAGCGGGATAGAATTGTGAAATATTTTCCCCATCTCCCCATTCGGGGAGAATCTCCCGGTCTGCAAATCCAGGGACTGCGTAAAGAGCCGGTCCAGTATTGTTATGTTCGGAGGCAGTAATTGCATAGGTGATTAAATTCGATTTGGTTCCTTGAATCAGACTTTCGCATATTCGCCCAACAGGGAATACCGCCACACCTTTGTCGTTAGTTTTGCGTGTCAAGGTGATAGACCGAGTGAATGTCCAAGCGGGCCTTCCTGTCAATTTAAGGGACACGTCTATATTCCCCTTTTGGGAGAGCAGTTCAACCCGAAAATACGCAAAACGGCCCCGGGTCTCGAAGATATCCTCTGGGCGGGTTACCTTGAATACGTCATTTGTGTGCAATATCATAATTCTATCGTCGCATCTAATAGTTGATAAATGGATGTATCGAGTTCCTCTGTTATTTTTTTGCTGATTCTATCGACAACTTCGGGCAGTAAGTCTTTCATTATCTCCGTTCCTCCGCCCTCTTGATAAAGCACGCTTCCGTGATCCCAGACGCTTGAAGCAACGCCATATGCGTTTATCGATCTTGGGTCAAGGTTCCATCTCGATTCTTTAACCCGCGCCCACCGCTCTATCGCGTTCCGGAATGCCTCGAAGCTGCCGAACTCCTCTTGCACATCCTGTGGGGAACTTCCTTCGTCGATATTCTTGATGCCCCTGCGCCCGACAAATGAGACCGTAAGTCCACCGTTCGTAGCTTCATGGATGGTTTTAAGGCTTTCAGCCGTTGCGCCGGTCGTCTCCTCCGGAACGTTCAGGGCGTTGACATCGGCGCCGCTGTTGGTTCTCTTGGTCATTATATTGAAGGCGATCTGCTCGGCCAGCGGACCGAACTCGTCTTCACAGATGGTGATGATCCGCTCGGGGCTGAATATCTCCTCTATTTGCCGGATGGTGGGCATATCAGCAGATGTTATAGGTCATCGTAGCGCTTAGGGTTACGCCGGCCACCAATACGTCGAATTTGCCGTAAAAGGGCGTCGCGTTGGCCACAAGCTCTACTTCGATACCCATCGACCGCATCCGGTTGATAAATGCAAAGGCGCGTTCTTCCATCTTTTCGACGATTGGCTGCACTTCGGTCTCCGTGTCCGGCTCCGCTTTCCCGAGGGCGTCGCAGAAATAGAGCGTCGTCGTCCGGCGTCGCATGTCCGACATCCGTGTTTCGGAAATCGTCTCGTTGAACTGACGGAGCAATACGGGGTATTGCTTGACATCGTCCATCAGGTAGTTTGCTTCGGCTATCCGGGCGTACATATAGGAGCACAGTCCCTCCGCCTCGGCGCACTCTTTAAGTATCTTACTAAGGCTTCTCATCGTCTTCGTTTCCCGTTAGATTTGTTCGCTTCATAGATGGCCCGCTGTTCCATGTTGTCGCACTTGCATGCCTCGAATGCTTCGTATACTGTCGCCCACGGCGTATTCCATGCTTTATTCATATCTACGGCGCCGTTCATTATCTGGCAGTATTTGCGGCAGACGGCAACAAGACCGCGATTGGGTCGCTTGACACGCGCTTTCATCTCGGCGGCCGTGAGGGGCATTTCCAGCTTTTCCCACGATTTGCCGATACCTTCTAACCCTTTCTGTATGGCAATGAAATAGCGCTGGGCACGGATGAACCGGAGGCGTCCGATTTGCTCCTCGTCTACGCTGAACTCCGCGTTCCAGTCCGGATTACCGTCAACGCCTATGCGGTTGAACTTCACGAGCCCGAGCATCACACCGAGCACGATGCAAAAATATTCGTACGACGGTTTCCGGGCTTCTATGGCGTTCAGTTCGCCCATAGTGATGTCGGCAATGTCACGCACGGGCAGCCGTTTGTCGAACCACATCCGGCGTTTCATAGGCACGAACTCGGGTTCTGGCAGGTCTTGGATGGTTTTGACGATACGTTCGGTACCCATGCTGAATAATGCACGGTTGCGCATCACAACATCACTAACCGTATCTTTGGGGGTTATCTTCATAGGTTGTAAGTATTGATCGGTTCGAATATCTCCGCGTAAAAGTCCGGGCACAGCTTAACATCGTCAACGATGCGGATGATCTCTCGGCATTCGTCTACCATATCGTTCCACACGCGGACGAGCCGATGTGTCGGAGATGTTCGGGTGCTGCTTTCGGTGTTCTTCAGCTTTTCCCCGGCAACGGTGTTGAATGTCATATGGTCGCGCGAGTAGTAGAAATAGATATACTTGGCAATTACGGATGTCCCCTTGTCCGGTTGAGCCAGCAGCGCCACAATAGCTGGGTAATCCTCAATATTGTCGGCGACATCCGACCCCAGAAGCATTCGCAGAAACCGAGGTTCGTACTTGGCGATATATGCCTGAATATCGCTTATGATTTTGGGGGCAGGTCCGGCGGGTTTACCGTCGCTCTTGGTCTCTATCCCCGCAATATATGTCTCGGGGTAGGTGAAATATCGCTCGTCTAAGATCATGTTATTTTGTTTGAAGAAGGGGCGGCGTGTTGCCGCCCCTATCCGGTTACTCCTCCAGGGCCTTTTTATAGAACCCTTTGGCGATCATCATTTCCGCAGTTGCCCGCGATTTGATGAGTATTTCGCCCTTGTTGATCCCGTCATGCGCTCTAATGACTTCGACGCGCAGGACGTTGGCTTTAAGGGCGCGACGACCGCGCCTAACGGGGGCGCGTGTCATAGCTGCTTCATCTTTCGCTTTCATGGGTTACTCGGTCGATCCTGCTGTTGCTTTCTCGATGGCGGCCAGAGCGGTGTTGATGTCGGCGACATAGATATTCGCTTTCATATCCGGCCGTGTAACGAGGGCTTGCCCGCGATACCACAGCCACAGACGATACGAATCCGTCTCCGGGACGCGCTCGATCTCCATAGTGATATTGCGCTTGTCGTGCAGCTGGAGCGTCGTGGAATCGAGCACGACGAGCTCCGAGGCCGAGAGTTTCGGGGTCGGGATAATCGTCATGCCATGAACCGACAAGGCCCCATTGGGCAGCACCGTGATGTAGTCGCCGAGGGTGTTCTTCAGCGTGCGCATCTTGAATTCGGTGGCATAGTTCATCAGCACGTAATTCGGAGCCATCGAATCGTTGGTCTCGACCTTTGCCTGCGTTTTCATGGCGAGGATCAGGTCGGCGATGTTCGGTGCCGACACGCTGGCTGCCACACCCGCCGTCGTTGCATTGAATGCCGTAACGCCGGATGTTTTCAGTCCGTAGATGTGTTTGGGCTTGGAGGCATCCACGCCGTCACCGTCCCACAGCAGAGAATCGAGTTTGGCTGCGATCCCCTGCTGGGCCTTCGTCTGCGCCCATGCCAGGAAGTACCCGAAATCTTCGGCGCTCTCAGCCGAGAAAGGAAGCACGGAACCGAGTTTTGCCAGCTCACGGTATTTGCCCGTAAGCGTGGCGGTGTCGGTATTGGTGTGCTTTGTCATCTCCTCTGCATACCCGGTGCCGTCGGTGTAGGAAGCATCGTTGTACATGATGCGGTTCTTGTCGTCGGGCACATTGATGCGCGTGAAGAGTTGCACGAACGCATTGCGGGGGCTGGCGTCTGCGTAAATCTTCGTCGTCAGCACGGTGCGGTTAGGATCTTCGTTCGTCACGGCCGACGTGTCGAGTTTGAGCGCGAACTCGCCCGTCGAGAGTCTCCCCCGTCCGTTCCGCATATCCTTATATGCGGCGGCGAACTCTTCCGATTTCAGCACCTCTTCCATAGCGGCGACCAGCGTTTTGTGTCCCTCCTGCTTGGGAGCGCCTTTCTTCATCGTGGCGATCTCGACGCCTTGAGCTTTAAGCGCGCCCTCCAGTTTTTCGATCTTCGCCGGCGACAGCCCGAGTTTCCCGAACTCCTCCTTGACAGCCTCGACGATCTCGTTCTGTGACTTGATGCCTGCGACCATCTCCTCGAACTGCCCTTTGATATAATCTCCGAGCGCGTTCAGGCCCTTTTTCTCGTCCTCGCTGAACTCTACGCCAGCGGGAAGCACAAATGATTTAATCTCCATTCTTCTTTGTGTTTTTTGGTTAATTGATATGTGAACCTATTTTCCCGAACATATTTTCAGTGAGTGGTTTCTCCGGCTCGGCTGCGTTCAATGTCTCGATGATTTGCTTTTTGATCTTCATTTTCTCCTCCAATGACGCCGCATTGAGAGCATCGCTCATAACCTTGATGGCGTCCGGTAAACTCTTCACAGCACCGACGAATGCCGTTTCCTCGTTGGCTCCGGCAGTAACGACGGATATTTCATGCAACACGACTTCCTTAACGATGAACGCGTCGAGGGCTTCGTCATATTCCATTTTGTCCCATACGTAGTTGAATCCGAACGAGAACTGATTAATATCGCCGTCTTTGAGCTGGAACCACGCGCGCTTTGCATTCGGCACCGCGTCGAAGTTGCTCAGCTTAACTTCTGCATATGCACCGTCTTCGCGCTCTTCGATAGACAGTATCCGGCCGATAGGGTCGGCGAAATCATGTTGCCATACGAACGCGATTTTGCGGTTTGTGGCCGATCCCGGGCCCCTGTCGTTAATGGACTTGGCGAAGCATCCTTTGATAAGAATATCGCCCGCGCTGTCCTTGTTGCCGAAATTGGCGAACTTCACGAGGATAATATGCTCGTCTTCGTTCGCAATGTCCGCTTTTGTCACGGCGAACTCTTTGCGGCAAGTGTTGCCCATTGCCGCCCGGCGCGCTTCTATTTGCTGAGATAAGTTCATGTTATACGATATATTTCAAAAGTTCTGTTTTAGCCTGCTCCGTAGTCATCAGACCTCCGGACACGGCGTTATTCAAGGCATTTACGAGATTGGTCATGCCCGCCGCCTGTTCGCGCTTAGATTCTTGGAAGAGTTCAAGATGATCGTAGTAGGGCATCACCTTGAAATCCTCAAAGCCATATATCCTGTTGAGCACGGAGAATATATTATTTGCCTCGGGGATTATCGCGTCGTTATATAATATCGTTTTCGCTTCTTTGGCGTTGGCGTACGTTGAACCCTCTACGTCGAGCAGCACGCTCGGCACTTGGTAGATGTCCGCGATTTCCTTCTTGCAGGCTTTCTGTACGTCGGTCAGTCCCAGATCGGTAATCGTTGACGATACCGGACTTACGGCAGCATTCATGGACGTGATCGCGTATTTGAATTGATCGGACTGGATGCCGTACTTTCTGAATGCCTGTTGTATGTTTTTCTTCTCCGACTCTGTTTCCGGCAGCCGAGCATCTCGAATAATATCGCCGCTTCCGGATGTCAGCGAGATAATAGCCAGCATACCGCGGTTGATCATCAGTTCATGCACCGATTCGTAGGATGCCACGAAAGTATTCACCGGCTTTTGTAATGATACCATTCGGGAGATGTTGCCGCCGCAAGCATTGAGATCATAAGAGGCATCCCTCACGATGAACATATCTTCTTTGGCTATCTTCATCGAAGACCCGCAAATGGTCACGGTATAATCCACGATGTCCGCATCGGGAATGAACGATAACGCCGGAGATATTGCGGCATTTTCCGTGACGCAAAGATTGGGGGCGACGAACAGCTCGAAAGCTCCCGGGAATCCCACTGATTCCATGCGTACGATATAGGCTTTGCCGAAAATCTGCGTCATGGCCTCGATGTGTGCCACGAAGTCCGCGATGCCCTGCACGCTATTAGGATGCGATATGGTCCGCACGGCGTCCGGTCGTTCGAGGTCTTCACCATCTTCCGTGGTGGCTGCAAGACGTAGATTCTTAATTGCCGCGCATTTCTTCGAGATTACAGACATCAGCGGCGAGCAAAGTGCGTATGCTTTGGCTTGTCCCGCTTTGCCCCTGGTGTCGATCGTCCCCACGGTTTCAGTTGATCCCTGAAATACCGGAGGTACGCCGATGTAGCTCAATGTCGATGCCGGCAAATTTGAGGCTGTATTATTGCTTTTCCTGCGTATTTCGTAGCCGAATAGATTCATTATGCAGCTATTTGAATAAGGTTCTTGAATTCAGACTGAACGGCATATCTGGCAGCGTCCCATAGATGGTTGAATTCGTCGCGCGGGTAGTTTATGGCGATGCCGTTCACCGTCTCCCACACGTACGAGTTTGCTTCTATCTGCATGTTGCGCGAACGCACGCAGTGTATCTTGCATCCTTTCATGGCCGTGATGCCGTCCATGACAGACCCCGGGTATTTCCGCACGGGGATGACCGTAAGCCCTTTAATGCGCATTGCGGTTATCATGCTTTCGGGGGATTTGGCATATTTGTCGGCGCTATCTGCATAACATCGGGATACTCCGTTTGAGAAGTGCGGCGAAAGCGCTGCATATAATTTCGAAGTGTCGTCGATAGGCTGATATATCAGCTCCTGCAAGTAAAGATGGTTCGGGACCCGGAATCCGACACGTACGCAGGCCGTGGGGTCTGCTGTGAATCCGAAGTCGAGGCCCAATACAACGCGTTCGATGTCTTCGGGGAATTCGTCGATCCAGTCGATGTCGGGGAATATCAGCCCCTCCTGCGCGGCACGTACTCCGAGGCCGTACACTTTCCATCGCCATTCGTCGGCAGTTCCGGCGGCGATATTCTTGGGAGTGGGTTCGTATCCCTCGATTGTGCGGCGAACCCCCGCCGGGCAGAAGGGATTATCCTTGTACGTCGTGTGCGTGAAAATAGTATCCGGAGCGCCCTCCATATGGAACGCCCAATGCTCCGTGTATTTCGGGTTCCAGTCACCGATGACCATCCGCGTGCAACGCATGGTGATATTGTCGAATTGCGCACGGCTTACACCGTCGAGCATCTCGTTGAAATATACGATGTCGCAGTCGTGGCCCTCTTTGACATCCATTTTGTCGAGGCCCCGGAAACGAATCACGCTATCCTTGATGCGATATTCAGGGAGAATGTTTTCGCCACGCATACAATCGGAATCGTATACGCCGCGCAATTGCAGCTTCTTGCGGAAGTCGTCCAGCGTCTTTTCCTTGCAATCTTGAAGCGTGGCCCGATAACAGTATATTTTAAGAGGTACGGACGATGATGCGCAGATGTCATACAGAAAGTCTGCCGTGTCGAAAGTCTTTCCAGATCGGGAGCTTCCTTCGTCGAAGATACGGACGACGGCGCCGCTCCCGTCGTATAGCTGGTAGAGGTACATTTTGACTTTGTAGGTCTTGCCTCTGTATGTTACGGGATTGGGCGTCATTCCTTCACTGTCATTTTGCCGATGGACTGAATGATCTTGGCAGCTTCGGGATCGAGGACCACGGAAATAGGCTGTATTGCGGCCGTTATCTCCTTGCCGTTGGTTGTCACGTCCTGGCGGTCGGCAAGATGCAGAACACGCGACGCAATCGTCGAGTTGTACTGCTCACACATAGCCCCCTCCAACTGATCGGATTCGATTCGCGCGCGCACGCGCGCACACACGCTCAAAAATTCATCCTGCTTTTCGTATTCCCGGAAAGTATTCTCTACAATCTCCGCGAACACGCAGAATCCTACAAGTGTCAGCGGTCGTTCGTAAGGTACGGGAATAACAGAGCCGTCGGCCAATACCCTGTTGCTGTATCGTGGATTCGCTTTCACCCATTTTGCATACTCCTCGAACTTGACTTCAAGAGCTTCGGGGGTATATGCACGAGGGCGGCCCACTTTACGGGTGGGCTTGCTGTCGGTTGTCGTCTTGATTCCTTCCGTTCTCTTTGCCATAGAAAAAGGGTCTGCGGCCGGATGAATAGCCACAGACCCTCGTTCCCAGGAAACCTACTACCAACAACGTGTCCTTTCGTCGTTAAGATTCGCGGATGCTACCGCTCGTCTTGTCTGTGGGCTATATCTTCATAGCCTTACGATGCAAAGGAGCCAACTCTCGGCACATTATGCAAGAGTTCGACGAAAAATTTTCATATTTTTTTGTGGCCAGGGGATTGATGGGACGAATTGTTCAAAAAGTTTGTGTTTTTCTTAAGAAGAAAGCCTGCTTCAGGGCGGTTTATTGTTCAATATGTATAAAAAATCCCCGAGCTCGTGGCCCGGGGATCGGCAAGTCTTCAAATATTATTTGCGCATCTGCTGATTCTTTGGGATAGGTCGAGCAGGGCGTTGCGCAATACCTCTTTCTCCGCTTCGTCGAAGTCATCCGGTTTCCCATTATTCATGCCATTCATTTTGTGATAGAGCCAAGACCGCGATTTCCCGAAGTACTTTTCCGATATTTTGGCCCAAGATACGTCCAGCAGGATGTCAGACATCTTCTGTTTTACTGTCTCCCGATTTTGTTTTACAATGATTTCCATATTTGTCTTTTTGTGCCCTCGACCATTGGCCGAGGGCTGGTTGTTAGTCACGTTCCAATAATTCTTGTAGGATCATCTCGATATACCATTCTTGTTCTTCTTTCCCGTTGGGATAGGCTTTGTGGTAATTGCGTATAGATTCGATCAAATCCCACTCTTTTTCTGTTAGTTCGACATTCATATCGTTTGTTTCTTTTCTGTAATACAAATATAATACACTTTTGCGTATTATGCAAATTTATTGCGAACAAAATAATAAAAAACGCCCCGGCAGAAGTCGGGGCGGGAGTTGGGAGGGTGGGTTAGGGTTTATTCGCTCTCCCGCTATATATTAGATAGTCATTGTCGGATTTAATAGCCGCCACATCCTCCGGGAACGGCACTCCTGCCTGTTCATATAATTTTTTGAAATAACCAATTCGTCCTGAATAATTAATGTAATATTTATTTCTATTTTCATATACATACTCCAAAGCATTCCACAGTGAATCAAATAGTATATTCTCAATATCGGGATTTTTCTTTTTTATCTCTCGTTTAATGATAGATATAGGAGTTGATGGGTTCGTAATTTTATCTTTAATTTTATTGACATCATTTGTCATCTTCCACAACTTAAAGAAGAGAATGATTTGTAAAATACCGAAAACAATCAACAATAAAGTAGCAATAAGTTCCATAAACGTTTATTTTATTATTATACAATTTACCCCCCCCCGGATACTCGGAGAGGGGCATTTTTGTTTAGTGCTATTATGTGTGTGCTTTGGCGTACGGCTCCAGCTCTCCTCCGGTAGGCATTAGTCTAATTAGAACACCTTTAGCCCTCTTTTTTTAGGGCGACTTCGCCCTTGTTTTTAGCCCTCTCTTCTCGGAATAGATCAAGTAGTACCCCATTTTGCCGAATTAGCTCCTCGTTTTGTCGAAGGACTTGGTCTAAATACTTCTTCATAGTGTTTGAATTATTTAAGTCAGCTTCCGAAAGTGTTGCGTCTTCTCCTCCTTGACTGACAGGTTGGTCGGTATTTTTGAGCATTGACCCTTCGCCGGTCAATAACCAATTTTTGTTTAGTGCATTGTTTAGGTTGCATAAACGCACGACAAAATCTTCCGGCCTTTTATCTGGGTTGTTGACTACTTGGGAGAATGCGGATTTATTGGAATAGCCCATTAGAAGACCTATTCCTTCTTGAGTTTTAGCAATGCCGCTACCTATAAGCCATTTTATGGCTTTTTTTATTCTCTCAGTATCAGTCATTTATAAAATGTACCTAAAAATAGTTTGCTTTTCGTTTGGATATATACTAAACAAAGTTTATATTTGCATTGTGGAATTGAACTACACCGCAAAGGTAAATAGTTATACTCCACAAAACAATGTAAAGATATATAAAAAAGATTGAAACAACCAAATCCGAAAGGGCAAAATAGTGTGCCAATAGGGTTTATGCAAAACAATACTGAAGTATCAACCCAACAACCATTAATATAAACGAAATATATGCAACCATCTCACAAACCGAAAAGAACCTCGATATTTCGACGCGTGAAATTATTTTGCATTCGCCGTCAACGATCAAAGCGTCGTCGGCAGGAATCAAAAGTGTTTCTTTTAAGTCATCAAATCGTTCTTCGATTCTGTGCATTACCTGACTTGTGGCGCGAATATTTTGATACAGAGCGGCCGAAAGAGCAAGCAGACATATTCCGTTCAGCAATACTGTCGCAATGCTTATCCAATATGTACAATCCGGATAGCAAGCATGTATGCCACCCGGATTGCCCGATATGGGCCGCCCTAATGAGCAAACCAAAGTCAGAATAGTAGCCGACGCAACAAACATAGTGGAGTGGACGCGGTATTTCCATACGGCGAGCTCGTCAAAGTAGGCGTTACGGTCCCTGATAAGTGCATCGGCGTACCTGATAACGAGTTGGCCCCGCGGGCTTAACGGTTGCATGATTAGTTCTTTGATGTTAGGTTTTTTATGGTTTCGGAAAGGTTCTCGATGGTGCGCTGCTGGGAGGCAACCAAAGCCAGCAATGCGGGAACCGTGGGAGCGGGGGCGACGTTGGAGTCGTCGATAACGTAATCGTCAATGTCGGCATATCGACTGCATAATATGTCCATATGCTCAGGCGTAAATCCGTCGCCGTTCTTCTCCATTCGAGAAATGCGGCTTTGATCCATTCCCAACATATTTGCGAGTGCCGCCTGTGTTAACCTTTTGTCTTTTCGAAAACGTTTGAAATCAATCATATACAAAGGGACTATTAAAAAACCTATAAAAATATGAGCATAAAATTTGCATAATTAAAATAATATGTACATATTCGCATTGTGATACACGGCAAAGGTATAGTTACCTGCCGATTATTAAAATGTAAAAATATACAAAAAAACAATAATAACAATGAATCATTCACAAGAAGACATCGAGCGTTGTGCCTTTGTAAAGGGTTACAACGTCATCCGCGCCCGGAGAAAAGGCCGGGACCTCGCCAGCATTGCTATGGACGAGATCAGCCAGGCGTTGAAAGAAGGCGGCTTATGCGACAAAGCGTTCCACAATCGCAAATACGGCTATGTGAACCATACGCCCACAGAACGGGAAAAGATCGAACAGATATTTACCAAATGGGGAGTATCCGATCCCTGGGGGCTGGCTTAAGACTATGAAAACTGACGCCATACTGAGCAAACGCGAGCGTGAGGTAATGAACCTCGTCGTGCTGGGCTATTCGGCCCGCGAGATCGCAGAACGGATGAACGTGATCTACCAATGCGTAGCCAACCATCTCCAGAGCATCTACGACAAGACGGGGACGAAGCGGACCTTGCAGGCATTGGTTACCTGGTATTTCACGCAGAATTTCGGCATCACGCTCAACGTGTCAGAGATGACCCGACGCATCGGGGCCGCGATACTGCTGTGCCTGTTCTCGGTGGAGGTGTTCAGTACGGATTTCGAATGTCGCAGGTTGCGCAATCCCCGCCGAAGCCGAGGCTTCCGGGTGGAGGAGCTGATAGAGAACTAAACCAACAAGGAGTGCGTGGCAGGTTCGAATCCTGCCGCACTCCCAAGATAGCATCCCGCAAGGGTTAGGGGTTTAATCGCTGGCAATAACCCCAGCTGCAAGGCAGAAAGCGATTTTCGGGTCTTTGACGTATTGATACACGAGAACCATCCGAGTGGATGTAAAACCCAGTGAGCGACTTGGCGCAGAAGGGCTGGCAACAGATAAATACCAACGAGCGAGCGATGATCCGGAGCGATCCGGTGAGCCGTATCAACACTATGCCCGGTGTGGTTTGAATGTACCTATCCGGGCTCCAATGCGGGTTTTGTGCACACGTTCTTTCTGTCCATTTGCGATTTAAGCTTGTAGTCATTTGCGCAATCCCGCTTTTATGCCCTGATGGCGACCAAATAGATAACCGGCTTCGGCTGGCGTATACCACTATTTATTCGGCGAGCCTTGTCTTCGATGGCGTCAGGGCACGAATACCTTAAAATTTCAAAACTATGGAGAATTTAAAAAAGCCACAGGCCCGCATATTGGCCTACTTCATCAGAGGAGGCACGCTGACCGTGTGGAAAGCGATGAGCAAATTTGGCACGACGGAGCTGCGGAAGATTGTCACGAGGCTCCGGCGCAAAGGCTACATCATCGTTGGCGATTGGTGTTACAGCCACGACGCAGACAGAGGGCGGGTTGTCCGCTACAAAGAGTATCATATGGTCGTTAACCCCGAAATTGCACAAATATGAAAACCGATGCATTCAAAACCCGAAAATTTATGGGTATTGACTTCACTCCGCGAAAAAGATACCGTGCGGAGATCGAACGGCTCGAGCGCGTGAATGCGGACATCCGTCGGAGCTTTGCCGAAGGCGAGAAAGATCGCAATAATCTTCTGAAAAAGTGCGCAGAGGAACGCAACCTGCGTATTGCCGTCGAACTCGATCTGATGAAATATACCCGCAAGCGAGGCGCCGACGGGCGTTTCATCAAAGAATAAGGCGTATTAACGCCTCCTTTCTTTATCCATCATTGCACGTCGTCTGCCATCCGTGAGGCCCGCGGGCGATATTTGGAGGGTTGGCCGAGTGGTTGAAGGCTCCGGCTTACTAATCCGGCGAGCGGTAACGCTTCGGGAGTTCGAATCTCTCACCCTCCGCAACCCCTTTGTTGATGGTGCAAGTAGAGCGACGATAGCGCAAGGGATTATTGCCGATTGCGCGGCAATGACAAAGCGGAACAGACGCTTGACTCTATCGGACAGGTTATACGAAAGCATCTGACAGCCTGGAAAGACAGGCATTTTGAGCTATGGTGTAACGGTAACACATCTCCCTTTGGAGGAGGCGCTTCCGGTTCGAATCCGGGTAGCTCAACAGGGGAGCGATCCCCACGTTGTTAGTTTGATCGAAGGGTCATTCAATCAACGGAAGCGAAAGAGGGTATATCCCTCGACAATCCGAGGCCGCGTGAATAAGAGTAGCGAGGCCGAGGCGGGTTAAGCCCACGAAACGGGAGATAAAGAACGCAAACCGGCGGCGCGGAAGCCGTGTCGCCACCGCGGGGGATCGTCGTAAGTCCCCCGCATTTTTTGGAATCAACAATCATCTATATATGAATTACGGATTACCTTATAAGGGTTCTAAGAATAGTATTGCGAAATGGGTTATTTCGAATCTTCCCGCGTCGCATACGTTCGTAGATTTGTTCGCCGGAGGATGTGCGGTAACTCACGCTGCCATATTGTCTGGTAAATTCGGACGTTTCATTGCAAACGATATTACGGAATATCCCCAAGTCTTCCGTGATGCCATCGATGGGAAATACCGGAATGAATGTCGATGGATCAGTCGGGAGGATTTCTTCCGCCTCAAAGACATCGACCCCTACGTGCGGCTTTGCTGGAGCTTTGGGAACGATATGAAGACATATATGTATGCTCCGGAGGTTGAGCGGTTCAAAAAACACATGCACGCGATATTTTCCGCGGGAACGCCCACGAGCGCGCGGTTGGCATGGAAAGGATTTGTCCGGGAATTTGCAAAAGTCCGTGATGAAATAGGAGAGCTGACGCAAAAGGTGCTGAAGTTGTGCGCAGCGTGCGACGTGGCACCTCAATACAATGCGGACGGCACATTGAATACAAAGGCGATACATACAGATGTTTTTCGGGTTAAATCAGCGTATTTGCGAAAATATTTACAGAACGCCCTGAAATTATCCGGTCTTACGCAAAAAGATGTCGACCGACACCTTGGGAATTATATGGGTAGGCATTATTTTAGCGAATCTCAATGGATGTTGCCATCCTCTGAACAATACGAGAAGTTGCAAGAAATTTTACCGGCGTTAACTATTCCGTGGGCGTCCTTAAACGAAAGTCTGGAAAGACTGCAAAGTCTGCAAAGTCTGGAAAGACTGGAAAGACTGCAAAGTCTGCAAAGTCTGCAAAGTCTGGAAAGACTGCAAAGTCTGGAAAGTCTGCAAAGTCTGCAAAGTCTGGAAAGACTGGAAAGACTGCAAAGTCTGGAAAGTCTGCAAAGTCTGCAAAGTCTGGAAAGACTGGAAAGACTGCAAAGTCTGGAAAGTCTGCAAAGTCTGCAAAGTCTGGAAAGACTGAAACTGTCCCGAAAGGATTACAGCGATGTTGCTATACCGCCGGGCGCGACGGTATACTGCGACCCGCCGTATGCTAACACGACGGGGTATATCGACGATTTCGACCATGAACGATTTTATAGATGGCTGCGCAGCATGGAATTCCCGGTGTTCGTTTCGGAATATTCCATGCCGGACGACTTTATATGCTTTGCGAGTATTGACAAAGCATGCACCTATTCATCATCAAAAACGATAAAACGCGTAGAAAAGATGTTCGTACACGAGCGGTGGGCAGATGCTGTGAGGCGTCCGGATGATAATGTTCAGGGGCGGCTGTTCTAATCCTCCCTGCGTCGCAATAGTATTACCGCCATAGTAGTATTGTCGGCTGGCGTCCTATCTACGAATAACCCCTAAAAGTAAGAAATTATGGATGACATTACCCGCGTCTGCCGCAAATGCGGGCAGGAAAAGCCGCTGGAAGAGTTTGCGAAGGATAAGGGATGCGTATTAGGTCGTACCCATACTTGCAAACAATGCGAGGCGGAAAGATACCGCAAATGGCGTGCCGCCAATTCCGAAAAGAGGTGGGAATATAACCGAAAGTGGCGTGCCGCCAATCCCGAAAAGAGGTGGGAATATAACCGAAAGTGGCGTGCCGCCAATCCCGAAAAGATACGGGAAATACGCCACAAGTGGCGTGAAGCCAATACCGAAAAGGAGCGGCAAAGGTACCGCAAGTGGTACGCTGCCAATACCGAAAAGTTACTGGAAATGAAACGCAAGTATCGCGAAGAACTGACTGACAGTTATTTAATAGATAAATTAAAACGCTTAAACCTCCCAGTAACCCCAGAAACAATCGACTACAAACGTATTCAACTAAAGCTATACTGAGAAATCAAAAAACAACAAAACGATGAAAGAGATTAAGAACATCCGGGAATTGACGGCCGATTTGGGCCGCGTGTATGCAGAGCTTCGGGCACGAGAGATCGAGATCAAAGAGGCGTCTGAGATTGCCAACATTGCGGGTAAGATCATCAACGGTGCAAAGGCTGAGATGATGTACCGAATCGCCCGTAAGGAGAATCCGTCGATACCTTTTTTCGATGCCGATGGCAAATAATTTTGCAGATTCGAAATGATTTTCTACCTTTGCTGTCGCGAGATCGATACCTTTGGTATCAACAAAGAACATATCTAACGCTTTATAAAGCGTTGTCCCTTGTCCACTTTCGGTTATACCGAGGGTGTCGGTCTCGCAAACTTGACTGGGGCAACGCCTTTTTTATTGCCCTTTACATATTAATTTAAACTTTTAACTGACAATGCGAGACCAAGTTAAAAGTGGTACCCGGGTAAATAACACCCAGACCACACCGCGCGCAAAGCGCTTCCCGTATTTTCTCCGCGACATGCGGAAACTCACTCTGAGCGAAGAGCAAACATACCAGGTATCCTTTACCGCAACCGTACACAAAGAGTACGGCAATCAACCCGTGGGGCTCGATTTTTCGTGTCCCTACAAAACGGCGCATCCTCTTCTTGCGCTGGGATATGCCATTGCCGACTGCGAAGATCGGTATTTCTCGACCGAAATAGAGGTCGGGTCGATTCGCATCAAAAAATTCTAAACCGCTGAATCATGGAGCATCTTGTAACGCTGGTTCTGCCGCTATTGGTGATAGCCGCAGTTTTCGGTATCGTCTACTCCGACAAGCGCATCTACGATACCGTAGACGCTATTCTGAACCGTGTCTTTGAAAAATTCGATTAGCCATGAACGCGCAATATCACATTACAACAACATCCCCGGTTCTTCCGGCATCGGAGGAGCTGGTAGACATCCCGAGCGAATATATTACGGGCAACGTCAAAAAGCGTCCGACACTTAACGAATTCACATTGTCTGACAAGTCGATGAAGCTGCTCTTCAAAATGTTCGCCGCTTTTTTCGAACATAAGACACCCGGAGATGCCCAAGATTCAGATCGAGGCCAGTATTATACCTACGGGGATGTCGACGGATTTACCTTCGAAGTGGACTGGGGTGTATTTCACATCACCGTGGAGCGTCATTACCTATGGGACGATCTGTTGAGCGCCCCCGATGAGGGGTTCACGGTTACAGAAGTATGGGACACGATCTATGATTGTTCCCGTCCGTGCCTGGCAAAACGAATGAACGATTACGCAAAACGAAACAACTTATAACCAACAACAACTATGGAAGATAACAAGATTCAGCAGGAAACCGTCCCTGCGACTATTACGGCCCCATCATCGGGGGATTCGATGCTCGTGTTCGCCTCGCAGGCCAATTTCGAGAACGCACAGCGCATGGCTATATCGCTGGCTTCGTCCACCATCGTCCCGGAGCAGTATCAGAAATCTAAAACCCCGGAGGCTGTCGCCAACTGTATCATTGCGCTGGAAATGGCCAACCGTATCGGGATGTCCCCGCTGCTGGTGATGCAGAACCTCTACGTAGTCTACGGTAATGTAGGCTGGTCGTCGAAGTTCCTGATCGCTGCGCTGAACACCTGCGGGCGGTTCTCGCCGCTTCGCTACGAACATGAGAACGAAGGCGATCTGGATAAGTGGCGTTGTCGGGCCTGGGCCATTGACAAGACCACGGGCAGCCCGCTGCACGGCGCCTGGGTGTCGATGCAGATGGCCAAAGACGAAGGATGGTACGGCAAGGCCGGCAGCAAGTGGAAGACGATGCCCGAACTGATGCTTCAGTACCGCTCGGCGGCGTTTTTCCAGCGAACATATGCCCCGGAAATATCTATGGGGATGCAGACGGTCGAGGAAATCCGCGATGTGGTAGATACCACCTACGAAGGCGTTACTCCGGGGCGGCAGGCAGCCGTATTCGACATTTCATCCATCAAGACCGAGGCGGATGTGAATGCCGCGCTGCTCCGCGGGCTTATCAACAAGGAAGAGGCCGACAACCTGCGCGAGATGATTACAAAGACGAAAGCTGTCGATGATATTGCCGCAGCAGCAGAGAGGGTGATGGTCGATGACGGCAAACTTTTCCCCGAAAAATAATCAAACAAGTATATGAATGGCTCGAATACATATCAGAACACCCCCGAATGGTTCAACGACCGCTTATTTCATTTCACCTCGTCAGAGCTTCACAAGCTAATGACCAAACCCAGGTCGGGCGACGTATCGAAGGTTACCGAAAGCTACATTTTCGACAAGCTGGCCGAGGATTTGACTAACGGTACTTGCCTGGACTATAACGAACTGAACACACGCGAGGTCCGATGGGGGCACCAACACGAGCCGGAGGCTCGGATAGCTTACGAGGATCGCACGGGCAACACGGTCGATCTGTGCGGTTTTATCGAGTGGTCGCGGACTTTTGGAGGCAGCCCCGACGGATTAGTCGGAGAGGACGGTATCATCGAGATCAAGTGTCCTTACAACTCGGCGATACACGCCAAATATCTGCTGTTGGAGACTGCTTCGGAGCTGCACGGTATTAATCCCGAGTACTATGCCCAGATTCAAGGGAACCTGCTCGTAACCGGACGCAAGTGGTGTGATTTCATATCCTACGACCCTCGGTGTCAAAACCGATATTTCATGCTCAAAATCCTGCGTGTGGATCGGGACGAGGCATTTCTAAAGAGAGTCCGCGATGCCCTTGATAACGCCGACCGGATCAAGGAACAAATAGCCGCTAAAATGGTTCGCTTATGTATGAGTTGAAAGAGTGGGAGATCGCACAGGTGGTGCGCATCCTCCGGGACCTGGATCAATGCCGGGGTCAAACCGTGAAAGGGCAGAACGCATTGCGAAACGCCAAATTGTTGTACAAGAAAATAATGAAACGCCATGACAAGGATCGACGAGATCAGAAGGGAGGCCAGGGACATACAAGACCTGCTTGAATGTCTCAATGATGCCGACATCAACGCGATGATCGGACGCCTCGATCAGCTGGGCGTGTATTATGCCCGCAGCGGAGAGTTGTTAAGCGAGGTCATTGGAATGCGGGATGCGGCTGTTGCAAAGATGTTCCATGATGAAAAAGAGGTTATTGCGAGCCTTTCAGCGTCATTAGCCAATAAGTTGGTGGATAGCTCGGCATCAGAACTGAATGCGCTGGCCAAATGGTTAGATCGGATCAACGCCGCTTGTAAGCATCAATGCGACAATCTACGGACGATGATAAGCTTCGAGAAAGAGAGGATGCGTCTATGAAAGATAGTTTTTTGTTGTACAAGTCATTCTATGGGCCAGTTTCGGGTTTGTCCGATAAGCAGCTGGGGCGATTATTCCGAGCGATATTTCTCTATCAGATAGACGGTAGTACGCAAGTGGATGCAGATATACATATGGCATTCGCCTTCTTCAAGAACCAAATGGATATTGACGGGGGAAAATACCAGAAAGTAATCGAGCGAAACAAGCGGAACGGGTCGAAAGGTGGGAGACCGAGCAAGGAAGAAAGCCGCAGTCGAGGATCGGAAAACCCAAATAACCCAAAAAACCCAGTGGGTTTTTTAAAACCCAAAAAAGCCGATAATGAGAATGAGTATGACAATCTATCTCTAATAGATTATTCTTCTCCCTCTCCTGGTGCGCGCACGCGCGAGGAAGGGGAAATCCCGGAGGAAACGGGGATGGGTGGAATCACTGCGTGTGCTCAGGAAGCCCAACCCCGTAAATCCCCGGACGTAGCCCCCGAAAAAAGTTGCGCGAAAAAAGCCCCCCGAAAAGGTTGCGCGGAAAAGCTCCCCCCGGAACCGCCACCCGATGGCACGCTCGAATACGTCCCCGTGACGGCCATTGCGGAATATCTGGCGGGCGAGGACGTATGGCTCGAGGCGTTGTGCATGAACAAGCATCTTGACCGATCCTATGTCGAGCGGAAAATCCGCGAATACGCTGCCGATGTGCAAAATAGCGGCGAGACGGTCAAAGACAAGCGAGACTGCAAGAGGCATTTCAATAACTGGCTGCGCAAGAACCAACAGTACGAACAAGATCAACGAATCAAGAACCATGAGCGAAGTACAAAAAATCAACCCCCAGGCCCTGATGAGCTCGCTCGGGCCGTCGCCGAGGGAATCTATCGCGCTCACACTCGCCAAGAGTGGGAGTGAGGAAGTATCCGTACTTGCAGGGCCTCCGGCATCGGCGGCACATATCGCCACGGTGGTGCATAAACTGTCCGTATGTTTTCCGGATATGTCGAGTGAATTCTTCTCTATCCTTGCCGAGCGTATCGAGAAGACGGGAATGAGCGGGAAGCGGCTGGAATATGCCCTGAACAGGGTGCTGGACGCGTTCACGTACAAACGGCTGACGATCGCCGACATCTTGGGCATCGATGTGAAATGTCGGATTCTGACGTATTCCGCGATGTGCAATGAGGTGGCCCGGAACGGCGGCAGCACGGACGATTATGCTCCGATACGCATTAGCGGGGCCGAGAAGCCCGGATGGGTGCTCAAAGGAGACAAGGCGCGGTATAATATCCCGGACGAGTTATAATAATCACCATGACACGACACATCGAATCACACCTGCAACGAATGTGCGTCAGCTGGTTTCGACTCCAATACCCGGACATCGGGAAGCTCCTGTTCGCCGTACCGAACGGCGGCGCCCGGGGCCGCACGGAAGCCGCGATAATGAAAGCCGAGGGCGTAACGGCAGGCGTTACCGACCTTATCCTGCTGCTCGGACGTGGAGGCTTCAACGCCCTATGTATCGAAATGAAGACTCCCGACCGACGTTCCGTCCTATCGGACGCGCAAATCGAATGGCGTTCACTCGCAATCACGAACGGGAACAGACACGTCGTCTGCCGGACGATCGAGGAATTCCAGTCGGAAATACGTTGGTATTTAACCATGTGACACAACAACCATGAACAAAGAGATTAAAATATCGATCAAGAACCGCTGGACAGGTTCTATCCTTTTCGAGTATTCGAGCGTTGACAATACGCTTGCCAAAACGGTATTGGAGGCCTTGAAAGGCGGAGCCAACCTGTACGAAGCCAACCTGCGCGGAGCCAACCTGCGCGAAGCCAACCTGCGCGGAGCCAACCTGCGCGGAGCCAACCTGCGCGAAGCCAACCTGTACGGAGCCGACCTGTACGGAGCCG